CTCAAGTCTCGAAGCCACTCTACTAAATTTAATTAGGGGGTGCAAGCCTCGCATGAACTTATTAATGAAACACGTTTCAAAACATGTTATGCTCGAATGCATCTGAATAGTACTGAGTAGTACTGAATAACATGACGTATTCATTTCAAACAAAGCCCTACGCGCATCAGAAGGCGGTTCTGGAAGCCTCTTGGAACGAAACCGTGTGGGCGTATTTCCTTGAAATGGGAACAGGAAAATCCAAAATCTGCATCGACAACGCTGCGATTTTGTTCGAGCGCGACGAGATCGACACGCTGATCGTGATTGCGCCCAAAGGTGTCTATCGCAATTGGGCGCGGATCGAAGTGCCCACGCACTTACCAGAGCGTATTGAGCGCGACCTGGCGGTTTGGCGGCCTAACCCTAACAAAGCCGAAAAGAAAGCACTGACGGACCTTTTAGAGCCGTCTGAAGCATTTAAAATCCTAGTCATGAATGTCGAGGCACTCTCCACGGCCAAAGGGCAACGCTTTCTCGAAGCCCTGCTGAAGGCCACCATTGCGATGTTAGCGGTCGATGAGTCCACGACCATTAAAAGCCCAAAGGCGCGGCGCACAAAAACGCTACTGAAACTCGGCGCCCTAGCCCGCTACCGCCGGATCCTGACAGGCTTCCCGGTAACGCAAAGTCCGATGGACCTGTGGGCGCAGGCTCGTTTTCTGGACGAAAGTCTATTAGGTGACTGTGGAGACAACTTCTACCAGTTCCAATACCGCTACGCGATCATGAAAAAGCGCACCATGGGCAGTCATACATTCAACCAGCTAGTGGGCTACCGGAACCTTGACGCGTTGTCGGAGATGATCGGGAAATTCTCCTCGCGGATACTGAAAGAGGAGTGCCTCGATCTACCCCCGAAAGTCTACCTGCGGCGAAATGTCACACTGACCGATGACCAGGCGCGGATCTACATGCAACTCAAAGAGTATGCGCTTGCCCACCTGGATAACGACGAGTTCTTGACCACGCCCAATGTCCTGACCCAGCTGCTCCGCATGCAGCAGGTCCTGTCCGGCCACACGCTGTCGAGCGAAGGCAATCTCTTCGAAATTAAGGACAACCGGCTGGGCGAACTGCTCAGCTGCCTGGACGAGATGGACGGCAAGACCATCATCTGGTCCAGGTTTCGCTATGACGTGAAACGGATCACCGAAGCACTGACCACCAACCATGGGCCAGAATCCGTGGTGTCTTACTTCGGCGATACGTCAGATGACGACCGTACACAGGCCATCGAAAGTTTTCAAAACGGAAAAGCCCAGTTTTTTGTGGGCAACCCGCAAACCGGCGGCATGGGCATTACCCTGACCGCAGCACAAAACGTGATTTATTTTGCTAATTCGTTCGACCTAGCGATCCGCACGCAAAGCGAAGATCGCGCTCACCGCATTGGTCAAGAAAAATCCGTGACGTATGTAGACCTGATCGCGGAGGGAACTATCGACGAGAAGATCGTGACGGCCCTTCGCAACAAAATGGACATCGCCACTACGGTGATGGGAGAAGACATCAAACAATGGTTATAGGAGATTTGTTATGACCGACATCAAGAAGTACCGCAGCGTGGCGGTTCCGGTTCCCACGTGGGAAATGTTATGGGAAATCGCCCAGCGTAATCACCGCTCGCCGGCACAGCAAATTGCATGGCTTGTGGATTTAGCTCACCGCACTCCTACGGACGGTGATATAGTCAAAATGTTCACAGCCTTGCAGGAAAGCGTATGAGTGACCCACTAAGTAATTTTCACAATACCATAGCCGGTTTTCTTGAGATGGAAGACGACTTGTCGCCCATCGTCAAAATCGTGATTCTCTTGAGAGTCACGATTGAATACGGTATGGAATATTTGGGAGTCGCCAGTTTCGTACATATCGTAAACGGTGTCATGACAGCAGAGTTATCCGAAGACGACGCGACCATGCATTACGAGCAGCTCTTCAGTGAGATTGAAGAAAAGAACCCGTCCATTCATTGATGGAATTCGAGTAACCTCAGCGACAAGGATGTTGTTTTCAACATCAGCGACCATGGCATACCATTAGGTCCCATCGCCTCTCTCAACTCCAGGTTTTCAACGGGTGCCGGTAAACGGTACAAAAAGCATGCTCGTCGTCGTGACCTTTAGGCCGATTGCAAAAGAACATAGGTCCGCGGTTTCCGCACGGAATTACTTCTGCTTCCTTGTCCAAAGACTCAAGGTTGCAGTACTCGCATCCCCAAGCTTCTGGTGGATCTAATAATCGTTCAACATCGTTCATTGGCTTTCCTTATCTACCGTCGGCATGCCCGCGTTTTACGCCTTTGCAGACTTTATTTATCTGCCCCATGCCAACGCCAAAATGCTCACTAATTCTTTTATTCGTCCACCCGTCTGCAGCTAGACTGCGAGCTTCTTCTATCTGCGTCTCGCTCAAGGCAAAACCTTTTTTCCTTCCGGCGTGTTTCTTTGCCGTGGCTGAAGCCCATGTAGAACGAGAAAGTACTAATTCGCAGTAGTGCTCAATTCGAGATTTTAATGTTTTCATGAATTAGTGATTAGCTAAAAATACTGCGCGGGAAAAGCCTCTCGGAATGACGCGCCGACTGATACGCGGCGCCCTCTTCCCGTAGACCTTGCGCTTGGGTGATACCGACATCTCCGCCGGCATTTTGAAATCATGGCCCGTCCACAAGCAGATTTTGCGCCGATACGCATCCCGTGGAGGCAGAAAATTAGGCCAATGTGGATGCACGTCGTCCGCCGGCAAGTACGCGCCGAACTGAAACGGCTCGAAGACGTGGTCCGGTTCGCGCCAAAGCCGGCTCAACACGCCAACAGGGTTCTCGATGTAAAACGGCACATCGCCCAAGGCTTCGGCGACGTGTGAACATTCCTTGACCACGTCCATTGCCTTGAGCTGGAAGTCCGGATCGGCAACAAATTTCTGCCGCCACCACCGCGCACCGCCTGTGGACAACGCCTCCCCCGGCGGGGAGGCCATCAAAAACGCGGTCTTGTCTCGATGCCGCGATACCAACCGCGCCATTCTTATTCCCCATTCCCACTGCTCTAGTTGCACAAAAGAAATGGAGCCTGGACCGTCGAAAGCTTTCACAATCGAGGGATTCCGACAGAGAGGATGGTACGCGAAGCACTCAAAACCCTCCGCTGCCCACGGGGCCAACCCGTCGCCAGTCTTGTCATAGAGCGATATGACTTGATTCAAAACTGCGGTTCCTGCTCCGGAAAATCGATCACATCCGCGGAAAGAGGATGCTTCAGTGTGTGGATCTCGCGACCAACTAGGTCGATCAAAAGAACCATGTCTCTCTGCTCCATGCCCATAATGAAGGACGCTGCGTGCCGCGCTTCCGCTTGCGTGAAAAACATGTCATGGATCATGTCCGGTCCAGAAATCATGCTGTAAGTCAGCTGCCATGTTTTCTTATCTGTCCAGTGTTTGTCGTATTCGCCTGATTTGTCTGTCATCTTCTTTCTCCTCAAAGGGGCCAGTGGTAGGGCAAGTCGTTTGGCTCAGCCCAGCTAAATTGGCCGTAGTGGTCTGCGTCTTTGCGCAGCAGGTTGCTCCGGTGCGTGGCGTGTGAGAATTTGCATGGCTTCGACGCGCTGCTTGCCCAGACGTTTGTTGTCTAGGCATGCGACGCTGTCTCGCAAATCCGGATAGGGTAAAAATGTCTGCATCGTTCTACTCTTCTTTCTATGAGAAAGCTGATCCTCGCATGTTAAATGCTACGCGTCAACATCCTGTCTCGCTTCTGAATACAAAGTGGCGCGAGCGGTTAAAGCCGGTTCTATCTAGGCTTTTTAAGTTCCATAAGCTCAGTGACAATGGGTAGGCTAACTGGGTGCTGATAACACGCTTCAGGATTACCTTGTCCTGCTTCTGTCAGAAACGTAGTCGCAGGCGGCTCTTGCCCCATCGGGCATTTGCAATCCGCTATGCCATTGGGGCCAATTTTACAGTTCCAGGAAAAACAGTTACTGGCCCGCGCCCCCTGATTCAAACTTGCGTCACATTTCTGCGCAGTCACTCGCATGTTGCGTGGGAGCTTGCTCCAGTTGCTAGACTCCTGCGGATAGTATTCTTTCGGCGCAAATAGGCTCCACACATGATTGCTGTCTGTTGCCGCGCACGATCCCTGCATGTTTCCGGCGGTAGTATCCGCAATCGATTTTCCGTCTAGGATAGGGCATTTACATACAACTTCTGGATAACTAATACCGCTGTTCGCCGTAATCGTTTTCCCCGTTGGCTTGCAAGTGGACGCCGCACACAACGCATATTTACCCGTGCACGTTGTAATCTCCGCCTGAACAGTTCCGCTTAACAACACCAAAACAAGGATAAGTTTTTTCATGTCTAATCTCCTCTTTTTTCTGTAAGGGGGCGCATCGTCGCATAAAAAGGCTACGCGTCAACATCCTGTCTCGCTTTCTCTAGCAATTGAATCAGCCTTTCCAGAAGTTCGATAAGGCTACGGTCATCCTTTGTGTCTAGCTCAATAATGATTTTAGCCACCGAATAATCTCCTGCGCTTATAAATTTTCGCGGCTCGATCTGCTTCCGCAAAAGTTACTTCTTGTTCTGCAGCGCTTTTTATTAATGACGAAAATCGACCAGCGCCATAATGCCCGTCATTTTCCAAGCCTTGATTCCAAAAAAACTGACCCGGTGAGCGACGATCTGCCGAGTAATTTTCTTCGGTTTTTTCCCATTGATCCTCGTCATACCGCTCTCGCGGGATCTTTGTTTTTCCGCATCCTGGCGCAAATGCTGGGTAGTACTCGCCGAGCGTCCCCCGCTCCCGCTCCCGATCTTCCAGCCCTAACGCCGCCCGCCTCTCTTGCTCTTCTTCGTAAGCTTCGTAAGCTATGTATGCCTCTCTTGCTTTCCGGTCCCGATCTTCCCGCGCTATTTCTGCCCGCTCATGGCGCCACTTCTCTTCCGATAAGATTGATGCTATCCCCCGCTCATCCGCTTCAGCGGGTTGAAGCTCTATTTGTTGCTGGCGGTAATTGATTGCGACACCCTCCTTAATTTCCAGCCAGGTCCCAAGAACCGCTGAATCTGCTCAATGGTCAAGCTAGGATGAAACTTGATATAGCCTGTCATGTCATCGTCTCCTTTCTGGTTGGCTGACTTGTGATTATTGAAGTGTCCCACGATTCATTGTAGGCGTCAACTCGTCCCGCTTTTTCGTCCCGCTTTTTCGTCCCACTATATAGGGGTCAAATATATTTTTTGTGTTTTGAAAACGTGATCCGTTGGTGAAAAGTGGGGAAACTGGGACGAGATTATTTTTAAAGTTATAAGTGTTTGATATTACAGGTGCAATGACCAATGACCTCGTCCCAGTTGCTCGTCCCACTTCGTCCCACTTTAGGGTGTTTCGTCCCACTTTTCTATCCGCCGCGCGCAGGGGCCTTTTAAAAAACTAACTTTCTTCTCAGTTTGCCCCTATACTTGTGGGACGGAAATGGGACGGGAAAAAAGCATGGGAAGTAGACTAGATCGCAAATCAGAAGAGATCGAAGAGCTGCATGGTCGAAAGCTGACGAATCGTCAGAAAGAGTTTGCCAAGCATTATGTGGATGGAACGCACTCGAATGCTGAGTGTGCTCGTCTTGCCGGCTACACCGATAAAGGTGGCATCGCCAGGGTGCAGGCGCATAAGCTTTTGGACCCTACATTGTTTCCGCACGTCACTGACTACATCACGGAGCTTCGAGAAGAACGCGAGAAAAAATATGGCGTGACTTTGCTTGGCCAGCTCAAACGGTTTCGAGAACTGAGCTTGAGCGCGGAAGAAGAGAATCAATTCTCAGCCGCCGTCAATGCCGAGAAAATCCGTTCATCGCTTGGTGGCTTGACGATAGATCGTCGTGAGACAAATCACTATCACGCGATAGAGAATATGTCTCGAGATGATATTGAAAAACGCCTGGAGGAGCTGCGAACAGATCATCCGCACGCGTTCCTTGAGGGTAATTTTGAGGTGGAGAATGAGCCAGAAACCGGAGACTCTGTTTTGGACGAGGTTAAGGGAGAAGATCCCGTCGAACTGGTACACAGTTCGGATTGAAAACCGCTTTGGAGGCGGTGTTCCAGACGTTTACGTGTGTGCGGAAGGCGTACCCTTCTGGATTGAACTAAAAGCAACAAAAACCAACAGGGTTGTGGTATCCGCGCATCAGGTTGCGTGGCACTACGCCAATCATCGTGCCGGCGGGGTTAGTTTCTTCTTAGTTAGCACCCTCTTTGCCTCGAACCTATATTTGTTTGACGGGGAGCATGGACAATTGCTCTTGGAGCACGGCCTGGCGGCGAATGGTTCGGGAACCGTGGTCCCTTGTGCTTGGTCGGGTGACGATTATTCGGGGCTTTTCGACTATATGCTCGAGTCGGGTCGGGGTCGTGTCGGGATTTCGGGTTCGGGGACCGTTCACCACTGACCGAGGTCGGGTCGGGTCGGGTCGGGTTCGGGTCGGGTTCGGGTCGGGTCGGGTCGGGTTCGGGTTCGGGCCGTGGACCAGGGGGCGGTAGTCGGTGCCGGTAACGGAGCTGACCATAAAAAAGGCGCCCCGAAGGGCGCCCCGTCAACCCGACCTTATTAAATTAGCGCGGGGTCGGACGCGCTGGAGAATTCACGTCCCGAACGCGGTGGGGCGATGGCACGACGTGCAAGGTTCTTTGCTGTTTTTCATCTCTTTGCCCTCTTTATTGTTGACTCCTCCTATCATACATGGGATAATTCACCTGTCAACAATAAAGAAGGAATAGCTTAATGATTAAAACCGTTCCATATAGCGCATCATCCAAGACCGCGGGTTGTGGTGTCACTTACCGATCTGGTGTTCGCGATCTGTTCGATACTTGTCCTGATACCTGTTCACTGAAACCCGCTAACAGTACAGGCACGGGCGAGATAGATTACGATTACTTGCGCGCCATGCGCGCAGCTGTCCCGCGCGGCGGTATCGCGTTTGGGTATTCGCATTTTGATCTGTTGCGGCTGCGGGGTCGTCCTGACGAGACAGTAATTAATTACTCTACGGACGGAATAGCCGAATTAAGCCACGCGTTACGCGCGGATATGCTAAGTGAGAATCTAAGACCTATCGTTGTCACTGTGCCTGTAGATTATTTTAAGGAAAAACAATACCAAGACCATGACGGAATTAAGATCGTCAATTGTCCCGCTAACCATATGCGCGTCGGCGGGATGCGTGTTACTTGTGGTGGTGGTGTAATTGCTGGTGGTGAGCGCACGGCGGCTTGTGGAAATGGGCGTCCACTATGCGCACGCCGTGATCGGGATTATGTAATAGCTTTTCCTGTCCACGGGGCGAGCAAGCGCGCGGCGGCTGATGTGGATAAGCCTGGCGGCTGTTATGGGGCGGGCGGTAATGTGCGGTTGCATGGTGAAGCAACCCGCAAGCAACCCGCCGCGGTCGAGACGGACGGCGAGCGGTTGGATGAGTTCGCGCGCACTCTACCGCGCGGTTCTATATTGCGACACCACATCGTCGGTGATATTGGCCTAGATATAGGGGCGCTTGATTCATAAAAGAATAAACACAATCACCACT